GAGCAGGTAAAAATGGAAGAGCAATAGTATGCCCAGAATGTAAAAGTGTTCGGACTGTTTATCATTTTAACTTTAGCAGATTGACATGTCCTGAATGTAAACAATCAGTAGACAAATACGAATGGGGTGTGTTATAATTACATCACAGATTAAAGGTGAGAAGATGTATGAAACCCCCGATCAATTAGCCTCTGATAGTAATATATTAGAGATGACAATCATCGAGGATATTGTGTTACATTGTGAGAATAATCGTGTAGGTCGTGTTACTCAGAATGGGCTGATTACACTGATAAAAGATAACTTTGAAAGAGAAAGATTAAGAAGGAAAAATAGACTTTAATGGGGGCAATATGTGGAAAGATTATCAAGAACCGAAACGACATTGGAGTGATAAACAATGGTTACAATACTGTTTGATTCATATGCACAACCCCCATATAAATGAGGAGGAAAGAGAATATTATAGAGAGAAATACTATGACTTAAGTAATAAGAATAAGCAGTGAAGTTTTCCACAGTTGTTGTTAGTTTCTGTGGAAAACTCTTAGAATAAGTATATTTTACCCTCATAAATAGCAAATTAAATATACTTTAGTGTTTTAATCGTTTTCCACAATGTTGTTAATAATGTGATGTAATATGTGGAATAAGTGTTAATTAGTGGTGAAATTGTGTGGATAAATGTACCTCAGAGTAGTGATCTTAGCGAGCGTATTATAACACGAACGCTCTTAAATTACAAGACCCTCGTTAACACTTTGTAGGGTTATGTTGGTTTCATAATATATAAAGTTTTCCACATAAATATCATACACTTAGTTGACAGTTTCTCTTAGAGATTGTATACTAGTTGTAGTTACTTTTCACAGTGCAATTCCATGACAGTTTCTTACAGTCAAGGGCTCAAGAGTAAGTATAGAATAACGCTGGAATTAGATGTGCTAGATGACTTTAATCCGCATGATATTGCATGGGATAAAGTGTTTACTTTGGACAGTAATAATGAGTCTGTTAAATGTTACATAGAGGACATAAGTTAGCCTGTCAGTTCTTATAAAGAATGTGCAGCATATTGCAGGGGGGTTGTTGACAGTTTCTCTGCGATATGTTATAATATTCATATATTCGTTTTGACAGTTATTTGGGCGGTTATATGTTATTGGGCGTGGCGGCGTTGCGTTTATAAAAAAGGGTAAGTCCCTAACCTACAGAGGTGACAAATCGAGAGCTAAATAAAAAAATTCCAAAAATTTTTCTGAGGTAAAAACCCCCCTTCAATACTTTTTTACCTTCTTGCAATTATGTTGATATTGATATATAATAAGTGAAGGACGACGACACATTATGTACGACGAAACGACCTATCACATCTACGCACAAGATAGATGTCTTTATGCAAACTTAGGAGAAGAAGAGTTTGAAAGTACATGGGAGATGTTAAAGGTAATGATAGATTTGTTAGGTAGTAAGTATACAAAGGATGATTTAAATTATATTAAGTTAGGACCAAAGTGCGGCGTTGGTGGTCCTGGTAGAGTTATCCCGACACCTATGTGGGAAGAAGATTCATATTGACAACTATATAAATGGATGTTATAATTGAATTGAAATTTCAATAAAACTATGGCCAAAGGATTTACAGTAAAAACTGTTCCACCAAAGAAGAGTAAAGCACCAGAATGGGATTATGATGCAATCAAGGCAAGAATGAAAGGAAAGAAGATTGTATTCTGTTTACCTGGTAGAGGTTGTTCATTTATATTTTTAAAGAATTTTGTACAAATGTGTTTTGACATGGTACAAAATGGAATGAGTATTCAGATCTCACAAGATTACTCATCAATGGTTAACTTTGCACGTTGTAAGTGTCTAGGTGCAAATGTCTTGAGAGGCCCTGATCAATTACCTTGGGATGGTAAACTAGAGTATGATTACCAACTATGGATTGACTCGGATATCGTCTTCACATCAGAAAAGTTCTGGCAACTATGTGATCTTGCAGTTCCTGCTGAAGATTCTGATCGAGAGGAAGCACGGATTGCTGGTGGATGGTATGCAACAGAAGATGGCACGACTACCTCAGTTGCACACTGGTTAGAAGAAGACGACTTCCGCAAGAACGGTGGAGTGATGAACCACGAAACTGTGGAGTCGATCAGCAAGCGTAAGAAACCATTCACTGTAGACTACACAGGTTTTGGATGGGTAATGATTAAGAACGGAGTCTTTGAAGATAAGAAGATTGAGTATCCTTGGTTTGCTCCGAAGATGCAGCAGTTTGAATCTGGTGCCGTTCAAGATATGTGTGGAGAGGATGTATCATTCTGTCTCGATGCAATTGATGCAGGTTATAAGATCTGGTGCGATCCTCGGATTCGTGTTGGTCACGAAAAAACTCGTGTAATCTAGAACGTGTCTCGATTTATCATGGAGGAATCTTAAATGGCAAAAATGTATAGCACTGGTGTGGATCTAGTTGAATCCAAACCGAAAAAAACTCGTCAAGGTAGGGGCAAGCATACTAAATATTCCGCAACCTCTCGTAACTTTGCAAAGAAAAGAACACGAGGACAAGGAAGTTAAACTATGCCAGCCTTAATTTGTAATCTACCTGCATATGAAGTGTGGGTTCGTAAAGAGTATCTTACCGATCATCAGAGTGGACATGGTGAATATGTAAAGGGCGTTTGGGTATCGGCAAAGTCGATACCTGGACGTGCAATGTATTTTGAAACATATCTACCAGAGTATGCGGCAATGTATGATAAATTACCTATAAGTGCGTTTTTATCATCACCAGAGAAACCAGATCCTGATATGGAGTTACATAATCTCCAGTTTTGGAATTGTATGGACTATGGTGTAGTTGCAGTGCAGAAGCAATTTATTGGTTCAATGCACTATGAAGTCATGACAAGAGATTATGGCCTTCAAACGGGTACATATATTTGTACTTTAGACAATTATCATCAAGATGCTGATCTAATTGACTACTCTACAAGTGAAAATCCACCTGAACATAAGTCTCATAACCTCATTGAGTTAGATAATGGTCAATTTTGTCTTTATCCGAACAATCGAACACGAATTTATGACAACAGTTTGACACCTGAAACACCAAAAGTGCCTGATTTTAAGGTTTCAACGGTATTTTATCAGGTTGAAAACGGTCATGATCGTGATGGACTCGGAAATGACGAAAATTATTTCTGGAAAACTAGCAAAGAGAGGAAAAATGACAGCGAGTAATGATTTTTTGGACAATTTAGCTAACGATCAGTATCAAAAAATGCTTCGTGAGATCGCAAATGACAAAATTGTGCCGAAAAAAAGTGATAAAAAGGTGCAAAATGACCTTTATGAGAAAAAAGAAGACGATGATTTTTATGAGATAATAGATTAGGTAAAATCGCTGCTAAATAAAGATATATTTGCTCGATTATAGTGCCTGTTCAGCGTAAAAGTCAGTCATTTAAAGATATTAGCATGACTTTTCAAAGAAGTCCTTTATCTTCTGACCTTATTGCAATTAAAAATCAGACTGCTATAGCTCGCTCTCTTCGTAATTTGGTGCTTACCGTGCCTGGAGAGCGATTTTTTAATGAAGATATTGGTTCAAACGTAAATAATTTGTTATTTGAACCTTTTGGTCCTTCGACTGCCTCTGAAATTGAGGATGAAATTAAATCCACTATTGAAAATTTTGAACCAAGAGTTGAATTGATTAATTTAGTTGTAGAGGCTAACATTGACTCTTATGAATTTGACGTAACTATTACATATAAGATAATTGGAATCGAACCAGTGGGGCAACAATTGTCATTCGCATTACAACCAGCAAGATAAATGTCCTTAGTTAATTTTGCAAATCTGGATTTTGACCAGATAAAGACAACAATTAAAGATTATCTTAGATCTAATTCTAATTTTACGGATTATGATTTTGAAGGATCTAATTTATCTACAATTATTGATGTCTTAGCATATAATACGTATATTACTTCATATAATGCCAACATGGTATCAAATGAAGTTTTTATTGATAGTGCTACTTTAAGAGAAAATGTTGTTTCACTAGCAAGAAATGTAGGATATCTTCCAAGGTCAAAAAGAGCATCTCAAGCTAATGTTAGTTTCTTTGTCGATACAAGTCAGTATTCAAGCGTTCCTCAAACCATAACATTAAATAAAGGAATAGTTGCATCAACAGGTAGGTTTAATGGTGAGAGTTACACTTATGCAATTTTAGACGATATTACAGTTCCTGTAGTAAATTCTGAGGCAGTTTTTGAAGATGTTGCTATTTTTGAAGGAATTTATATAACAAAAACATTTACAGTTACTTCTTTTGATCCGAATCAAAGATTTATTCTTCCAAATGCAGGAATTGATTTAAAAACAGTGCGTGTAACGGTTAAACCATCGGAAAATTCAACCGTAACTCAAAAATATAGAGAGGCAAAAAGTTTATTTGAATTAGATAATAATTCAGCTGTTTATTTTGTGAATGAAATTGAAGGAGAAAGGTATGAATTAATATTTGGTGATGGTATTTTTGGTAAAAAGCTAGAACCACCTAATTTTATCGAAGTTTCTTATGTAGTAACAAGTGGATCAGATTCAAATGGAAATAATTCATTTGACTTTAGTGGAAGATTAACATCAACTAGGGATGGTGTTGTCATTGATGGTGGAATATCGCTCTTGACAACCCTTAGAGCGTCCTCTGACGGTGATTCTATTGAGGATATCGAGTCTATCAAGAAGTTTGCAACTCGAATATATTCATCACAGAAAAGAGCAGTCACTCCAGCAGATTATGAAGCTATAATTCCTAGTTTGTATGCTGAGACTGATTCAGTATCTGCTTTTGGAGGAGAAGACTTAAATCCTCCACAATTTGGTAGAGTGTTTGTAACGATAAAACCAACTAATGGTCCATACCTATCAAATTTAATTAAAGACAATATTAAAAGAGAACTTAGTAAATATAAGGTGGCAGGTATATCTTTAGATATTATTGATTTAAAATATTTGTATGTAGAGATTAACACAACTGTATATTACAATCCTAATTTAGCAAAATCTGCTTCTGACATAATTACAACAGTGTCAGATAATATTTTATTATATGCAAAATCAACAGAGTTAAATACTTTTGGTGGTAGATTTAAATATAGTAAATTTGTTTGTATGATTGATGATAGTGATCCTGCTATTACATCAAATATAACAACAGTAACAATAAGAAGAGATTTAAGAGTTGCTTTGAATAATTTAGCAGAATATGAAATTTGTTATGGAAATAGATTTTTTATTGGCAAAGAAAATGGTTATAATGTTAAGTCCTCTGGTTTCTCTGTATCTGGAATTGCTGGTATAGTTTATCTAACTGATATTCCTGACGGTAATGGTGAAACTGGAAAAATGGTTCTAATTCAATTAGATTCTGCAACTCAAGCAAAAATTGTTCGACAACCTGTGGGAGAAGTTGATTATATAAGAGGTGAAATTAAGTTATCTCCAATCAATATAACTAGTACAGTTATTAATAAGGGTTTCCCAATAATTGAACTTTCCACAGTTCCATATTCTAATGACGTAGTGGGACTTCATGATTTATTTTTACAAATAGACACTAATTATACTGTTATAAATGCAGTAGATGATCAAATAGCTTCTGGTATTGATGTTGCAGGTGTGAATTTTGAAGGAGCATCTAGTTATGCAAATGGATCTTTAGTTCGTGGTCCTGTTCTACCTGTTATATCTGCTGCAGGAGCAACCGTAAGTGCAACTTCAACTCCAATCTCAACCGTGATATCAGACACAACCACAACCACTACAACCACCACTACAGCTGCTTCAACCTCATCAAGTGGAGGAGGCACAATGAATGGCGGTGGATCATCCTCTGGCGGCAGTAGCGGCGGTGGTCACGGTGGTCACGGTGGTTACTAACTCTCATATTCTTACTAAGATCAAAGTATACAAAAAATGATATCAACAGATCTCCAAAGAGTACAATTACAAAATATAGTTGAGAATCAACTTCCTGCTTTTGTCAAGGATGATTTTCCATTAGTTGGTGAGTTTTTAAAAGAGTATTATAATTCTCAAGAATATTCGGGTGCTCCTGCAGATTTAATTCAAAATATAGATGAATATATTAAATTAGAAAATTTAACAACTAACGCAGATAAAACAGAATTAAGAGATGATATATCATTTAATACTACAACTATAAACGCAACTTTTAATTTACAAACTGAAATTTTTGGAACATATGAGTTTCCTGAAAGATATGGTTTAATTCAAATTGATAGTGAAATTATATTGTACAAAGAAAAAACAGATAATAGTTTTTTAGGATGTGTAAGGGGGTTTAGTGGTGTAACCTCATACGGCACTCATGATCAATTACAATTTTCAATTTCAGATGCAAACCCACACTTAGCTGGAACTAAGATAATAAATTTAAGTGCTTTACTATTCAATCAATTTTTATTTAAATTAAAAAAACAAATATCACCAGGATTTGAAAATAGGACGCTTGATTCTGATTTAAATCAAAGATTATTTTTAAGTCGAGTAAAGGATTTTTATGAAACAAAAGGAACAGAAGAAGGATTTAAAATATTATTTGGTGCTTTATATGGCGAGAAAGTAGATTTAATTGATCCTAAAGATTTTTTATTTAAACCATCAAACGCAGAATTTGTTGTAACTAAAGATTTAGTTGTAGAGGCGATAGACGGAGATCCTTTACAATTATTGAATAGCACAATATATCAAGATGCTAATGTAGATTATGGGATAACTGAGGCCTATGCTCCAATTAGTGATATTGAAAAAATAAGTATTGATAATGAAGATTACTATAAATTAAAATTAGATTTTGGTTTTGCAAAAGATATTCCATTAGATGGAAGCATTTTTGGTGAATTTTCTGTCCATCCAAATACTAAAATAATTACTCCTGTTTCAGTTGGATCTAGTACGATAGATGTTGATTCAACAATTGGATTTCCAAATACTGGAGAGTTATATACTGAATTTGCAACGGGAGTTGTTGGTATATTAACTTATAGATCGAAATCTATAAATCAATTTTTTGGAGTAGGAATAGCAAGAACAACCGATGCTGGCATAACCACAGCAATTAATTCAACAGAAAATATTAGATTGAACGTAGAGGCTTATGGTTACGTTGGTTTTGGATTTACCACTAAAGTATCCATGAGAGTGGGGTCTGTATTATCAGACATATCTATCCCAGACAATACATATGATTACGACAAAAATGATAAAATAAAAATAAAGTCTTTAGGAATAACAACTTCATCAGCAAGAGTTGACGATTGGTTTTATAATATTGCAACAAAATATGACGTAAAATCAATTACATTAATTGATGAGTCTGATTTTACATATACTTTAGTTACGTTTGCTAAAAATAATTTAAGATTGGGTGATCAGGTAGTTGTTGTTGATACAACTGGTAATACTAAAGATTCGACAGTTAGTGATGTCATAAGTGAATTTAGTTTTTCCATAAGAGGTCAAGGATTAATATCAGACGCAAAATTAACTGTTGAAAGAAAAATATTAAGAGGAAAGGTTGAAACATCTCTTTCAAATTATTCTTATATTGAAAACCTTTTTGCAAACGTTCAAAATACATATGCAAGATTTAATCAAGACGTAATGGTTGCCTCCTCAGGCATACCAAACTACTTTGATAGTCCTTTAGATTTTTATGATAGAAAAATTACTTTAGATGGTGAATATGATGGAGCCGAATTTACTATTTTAGGTGTAGATGATCATGGTTATTACACAGGAGACCCTGTTTACTACAGTCCTTTTACCATAGAATCAAAAGATTTTTTTGGAAATATTACAAGAGTGATTAGTAAGTTCCCTGAAATGAACGAGGGTGTATTTTACGTAAACAGATTAAATAAAAATCAATTTCAACTTGCTACAAGTCCAGCTAATATATCTAATAATTCATTTGTTTCAGTATCAGGTATTGTAACTTCTAATACTTTAGAGCCTTTTGAATTTCATGATAAAACAGTTCAACATCAATTTTTAGTAAAGGAGTTTAAAAATCCAATAAATGACGACGGAGTTTATACTACTGAGCCTGGTAGTAGAGTTGGAATGCTTGTTAATGGTGTCGAAATTTTAAATTACAAATCTAGTGAATCAATTTATCATGGACCTATTAAAAAAATTAATGTTGCATCAGAGGGTGATGGTTTTGATATAATAAATCCACCACTAGTTCATATATCAGATAATGTTGGATTAGGTGCTACAGGTCATGTTTCAGTAAAAGGATCTCTTCAAGAAATTAATGTTGAAGATACTGGTTTTGATTATGTTACAAAACCCACTATCACAATTAGCGGTGGTAACGGAAAGGGAGCAACCGCATCTGTAAATACAACTTTCATAGAATATTCAGTTTCTTTTAACTCTACATCAGATTCGGCTCGTGTAGATTTAAATAATGATACAATTGGATTTTCAACTTTTCATAAATTTAACAACGGTGAAAAAGTCATTTATAAGACAGATGGACAAACAGCAGTTGGTGGAATATCCACTGACGCAATTTATTATGTTCACACTGTCGGAGTTTCTACCGTAAAATTATATGCGGATGAAACACAAGCTGTAAATGCAGGTTTAGGAACTATCTCCCTGTCTAGTTTTGGAGTTGGAGTTCATAGATTACAATCTGTTAATCAAAAACAAATTATTTCTAATATTGTTGTTAATAATCCAGGTGAGGGTTATGAAAATAAAAAAAGAACTATAATATCACCAACAGGGATTAACACTTCCTTAAATCAAATTAATATTAATGATCATGGATATGAATCAGGAGAAATTGTAAGATATTCTTTTGATGTAGATAAACTTACAGGTATAAATTCAAATACAGATTATGTTATAACCTCGATTGATAAAGATCATTTTAAATTATCAAGTGTCGGAGTGGGAACAACTTCTAAATTCTTATTTTACGATACTAAACAATATTTAAATTTAACATCTTCAGGATTGGGAACTGGGTCTCACTCTTTTAATTATATACCGATTACAGTTTCACTTGATGGAGAGATTGGAATTACAACTTTTTCGGGACAAGATTTTACAGCAAAAATTCAACCTCTTTTTAGAGGCCCAATAACTTCAGTTCAAGTCACTGGAGAGGGAAAAGAATATGGATCATCAGAAATAATAAATTATGATCGACAACCTCTAATAACTTTAGATAATGGATCTGGAGCTCAAATTGACGGTATTATTAGTAATGGTAAAATTGTAGAAGTGGTAATCAATAATCCTGGAGAGGGATACAATGCTCCCCCTAGATTAACTGTTTCAGGAACTGGTGATTTTGCTAAATTAGTTCCCATAGTAAATGATGGTAGAATTACAAATGTAATAATTAAAAATGCTGGTATAGGTTACACTGGAGGCATAGGAATTGGAGTGACGGTTGATGGGTCAAATGCAAAATTAAGAGCAGAAATTAAAACATGGGGAATTAATTTAGTTAAAAAATATGAAAATATTATTTCTAATAATGATGGTATTTTAGAACCTGCAGAAAATAGTGAATTTGGAATTGAATATACTCATTTATATGCACCTCGTAAATTGAGAGAGTCTGTATATGTTAAAAATCAAGATAATAAAATAAAATATGGATTAGTTGATTTACAAATATTAGATGGAAATGAGGTATCTCCAGAGTTTCACTCTCCAATTTTAGGTTGGGCATATGATGGTAATCCAATATATGGACCATATGGATATACAACCAGATCTGGTGGTGCGATTAGATTAATGAAGTCTGGATATGAGGCAGTAACAGCACTAAACCGCCCTCCTCTTTCATCATATCCTTTAGGATTTTTTGTTGAAGACTTTGAATTTAAAAATTCTGGTGATTTAGATGAGCATAATGGACGTTTTTGTGTAACTCCAGAATATCCTAGAGGAGTTTATGCGTATTTTGCCACAATAAATCCATCCTCAATTGAGAGTTCAGGGCCTTTTGAAGGATTTAAGTCACCAGTCTTCCCTTATTTTATTGGATCGTCATTTAAATCAAAACCAAACGAGTTTAATTATGATATAAGTGTTAATCAAAAAACTTATGATTTTAATACATCTGCTTGTTTTAGAAATACAACTCCATATTCATTAAATGAGGAGAACGCATATTATGATTTCTTATTTCAACCAAATAAAAAAAGAGAGCAATTAATCAATATAACTTCTGTTTCAAGAGGATCTATTGATTCTGTTGGAATTTTAACAGGAGGTAATAATTATCAGGTTGGTGCTGGTATTTCTTTTGACTCTGATTCAGAATTTCAAAAAGCAAAATCTAATGTTTCATCAGTTGGTGGTAAAATAGTCACTAATATTAGCGTAGCCTCTAGCACTATATCTAATTTAGAAATATCCCCCTTCAATCTTAATGGAGAATATATTGCAATTTCAAGTTCTCCTCATAATTTTAGTAATCTCAATTTAGTTTCATTATCAGGATTTAATACTTCAATTGATTATATCAATAGTAGTTTTAATATTGGTGTCAGAACTGAAAGTGTTGCTCTTTCTAAAGATGTTGCTAATACTAATACGACTGGATTGGTTACTTATTTTGGTATTTCTGGATCTGTAAAAACTGATTTACTCGCAGTTAGAGAAAATGATATATTAGGAATCGGAACTGAGAAAGTTCAAGTTTTAAATATTGATAAATTAAATTCTAGATTTAGAGTTTTAAGAGCACAAAAAAATACGGTTAGCAGTGCTCACACAGCAGGGGTGGTAATTACAGAAGATTCTAGAAAATTCACATTCAAATCTTCACCAGAAAATAATGTTAAATTCAATTTAAATAAAGAAATTTATTTTGAACCAAAAGAGGCATTAGGAATAGGAACAATAACAGGAGTTGGTATCGGAACTACAATTTCATTCTCTAATCCTGGTGCTGGTATAACACAAATATTCATACGAACAGAGTCTATATTCCTCCCAGAGCACGATTTAAATACTGGAGATGTCGTAACATACCAAACTAATACAGGTGACGCTATAGGCGTTTCTACGGATGGTATAACGGCATATAGTTTACCAACAGGGGCACCCCTATATGTGGGTAAAATTTCAAATGATTTAGTTGGTATTCAAACTTTCGAGGTTGGAATTGGAACAACTGGAACTTTTGTTGGAATAGCAAGCACAACTAAAACTAGAGGATTATTAAGGTTCACTGGAATCGGAACAGGAACATATCATAGTTTTAAAACTGTAAGAAAAAATGTTGTAAAGGCAGAGGTAAATAGACAAAATGTCACTGTGGCCACTGCTTCAACTCATGGATTATTATTTAACGATACAGTTGCTATTGATGTTCAACCAGGAATAGGAACCACTATTTCTGTTAAGTATAATGATTTTAACAGAAGAATAGTTTTTAATCCAAAAGACTTTACTGCAAGTAATATTGATATTATTAATAATACGATTACAATTTTAAATCATGAATTTAATAATGGCGATAAGGTTATTCATACGTCCACATCATCTTCGGGTGGATTAGAGAATAATAAAATTTATTATATTGTTAGATATTCAAAAGATAAAATTCAACTTACTTTAACAAAATATCAAACAACTTTATTTACCCCAGATGTAGTTGATATTACATCTGCATCTTCTGGAACAATATCTGCTATTAATCCATTAACAGATGTTTATAAAAATAATACTGTTTCTTTTGATCTTTCTGATCCTTCTTTGGCAACTATTGTTGGATTAACTTCATACTCAGCTTTTGATTTAAACATCTATACTGATAAAGATTTTAACACTGAATTTTATAGTTCTGGAGAAACAAAATTCTTCGAGGTAAATAAAATAGGAAGTGTTGGACTTACTAGTGATGCTAAATTAAATTTAAGCGTTACTAAAAATCTTCCAGATATTTTATATTATAAGTTTACTCCTGTTAATTTAAGTGTAATATCTAAGGAAAAAAATGAAATAGTAATTGATAAAGAGGTAGATGGTAATAATCAAATCAATGTAAATGATAGTATTTACTCAGGAGTTTTCAAAGTAACTGGTATTGGTTCAACCACTACATTCAATTATAATTTAATTGAAGCACCAGAAAAATCATCTTATAGTTCTGTAGAATCAAAATTAAATTATATTACAAATTCAAAAACTGCTTATGGTTCCATAGCAGAAATTGAAACAAAATATCGTGGAAATGGATATGAAAAAATTGTTGGCGTGTCCTCAATTTCATCCAATCTTGGAACAAAAGCTATATTAGAACCAAAAAGTGAATCCATAGGAAAAATACTTTCTACAAAAATAGAAAACATTGGATTTAATTATCCAAGTGATAACACTTTAAGACCTGTTGCTAATTTACCAGAAATTTTAAAAATAGAATCATTAACATCCTTTAATGAAATTGGAATAACATCAGCAGGTAAAAATTATACGATAGCACCTAGATTAATAGTCAAGGATGGGTTTACTGGTAATTTAGTAAATGATGTTGATTTAAAATTTGAATTAGGTAAAACAAAAGTTGAAATAATTAAAAATACTAAAGGAATTTATAATACACCACCTCTTTTGATACCAACTGGTAATGTAAATGGTATTGGTATTAATACAATATCTTACGATTCAAGCACTCAAAATGTAACCATTGGATTAAATACTGCTTTTAGTGATGAATCTCCATTTAATGTTGGGGATAAAGTTTTAATTGAAAATGTTAGTGTTGGTGTAGGAACAACAGGATATGGATATAACTCTTCAAAATACGATTATACACTGTTTACATTAACAGACGTTAATGTTCCTCTAGGAGGAGGTGTTGGATTTGTAACTTATAGTTTGGCTGGCCTCTTGCCAGAGAATGAAAATCCAGGCAATCATGATGTTTTAAATTCAGCAGGATCAATTATCCCTGAAAAATATTTTCCACAATTTGATATTAAATTGAAAAAAAATGATTTTATATTAAATGAAGTTGTTTCATCTGGAGTAAAAGTAGGATCTGTAGAAAGTTGGAATTCAACCAGTGAAACTTTAAAAGTTTCTTCAAATTTAAATTTTGATGTTGGAGATTTAATAATTGGTAAAACATCAGAGACGCAAGGAACAATAGTATCAAAAGTTGATTTTGAATCTGAAATCAAATTGTCATCAGGATCAGTTGTTAGATCTGGATGGAAAAATGAGAGTGGATTTATAAGTAATACTCTTCAAAGGATATCAGATAATTTCTATTATCAAAATTTCTCATATTCATTAAAATCAAAAGTATCGATAGACAAATGGGATAGTGCAGTTCAATCTTTAGCTCATCCCTCTGGTTTCCTTAAGTTTAGTGATTTAGTAGTAGAGTCAACTGATAGGGATGTAACAAAGTCTGGTTTAGAAAGTGATCTGTTTATTTTCTTAGATGTTATTGAAGATATAGATTTAAATTGTTATTCAAGTTTTGATTTAGTAACTGAAAATTCATTAAACATAAGTGATAATGAAAAAGCATCAAATCAAATATATTTCAATTCTAGAGTTTTAACTGATTTCTTTGAATCAGTTGGTAATAGGGTTTTAGTAATTGATGATGTTAGTACAGAATTTAGTAGTGATCCAAGGCCAACTAAATTCTCAACTGCTGATGAATTCCCTATTTCCCAGAGATCTAAGAAATTCCTTACTCTTGTAAAAGATGCAACCTTTACTGGTGAAAGACAGACAATGATTGTTTCTCTTTTACAAAATGGATCTGAAGGATATCTCAATCAATATGGTAGAGTTGAATCGGTAACTGATTTAGGAAGTTTTGATTTTGCTGTTAGTGGTAATAATGGACAGTTAAGATTCTTCCCAACTAAATTCCAAAACAATAATTACAACATGAGTGTTGTAAGTTTTGATATAATTGGTTTTGCAAACACCACAGGTATCGGAACAACAACTCTTGGAGATGTTGTTAATATCGAATCTACTCAAACCTCAGTATCTGCTGGAACAACAACCACAATTGTTGGTATTGCCTCTACGTACAGAAGTTCAAAGATAATTGTTCAGATAAATGCTGATAACGGTAGAATGGAATATGATGAACTTAATGTAATTCATGATGGAACAACCGTTGAACTTTTAGAGTATGGACAATTAACAACAGATAATGCAAATAATTTTGGTGGAGCTGGATTAGGAACTTACATTGCATCTATGTCCACGGGTGATATAAACATTGATTTTGTTCCTCAAGCAGGAATAGCAGCATCTGTTGATACAATTAGAATATCAATTGCCAGTACTTTATCAACTGGTATTGGAACTCAACATATTGGAGATGGTGCTTTAAGTTTATCAACCTTAGAATCATCATTTACCTCAATCTCTGCATCAGGCTCTCCTACAGAAAATCTAATCGCACAATATACAATCAACAATACGGTTGGAACAAATGATAAAAATTGTGCTTATTATGTTTTGAGTATTGAAGATACAACTAATGATCGCTATGAAATGGCTGAGGTCGTTGTTCTTAATGATAGTTCAGAAGCATATATAACAGAATTTGCAAACTTAACCAGTGTTGCTGGTTTGGGAACAGTTGGTGCTGCTGTATCTACTTCACACACTCAATTATTCTACACACCAAACGCAGGAATCGATGTTCAAGTTCGTGCTTTTCAGATGAGTCTTCAGATAGCTGCTGAAGATTCAGATATATCAACCGTTGATTCTGTTAGTTTAACCAACGCATCAATTTCTGGTGGTCAGGGAACCTACGAAGGAACAGGTTCTGATGTTAAGAGAGCGTTCAATCTGTCTCATGACGGTAGAGATATATTTGCAAGAGAATTCGATGGTAGTAGTTCTTCAGTCATTGATCTTACTAAAAATTCAGTTACCATCCCAGAGCACTTCTTTGTTTCTGGAGAGGAAGTAACATATGCACATGATGCTGATGAGGGAAGTCCTATTGGAATTGCTACAACTACAATTACAGGTATAGGAACTACAACTCAACTTCCATCAACTGTTTATGTCATAAAGGTTGATGAAACAACTGTTAAATTTGCTAAAACTCCTGAAGATGCTTTAAAAACAGTTCCAAATGAATTGCATTTAACATCTCTTGGTGTTGGTGCGGCACATACTTTATTTGCTAGAAATCAAAATACAAAATGTTTGATTGCGATTGATAATTATATTCAATCTCCAATAGTTTCTACTGCAGTAACAACAAGCACTGTAGCTCTCATGGGTGTGGCAGATAGATTAGTTAGAGTTGTTGGTGTAACATCAATTACTGGTGGTGATTTAATAAAAATAAATCAAGAGATAATGAAAGTGAATACTGTTGGTTTTGGATCAACTAATTCACTTCTTGTGGATCGTGCTTGGATGGGAACAGGATTAGGTATTCATACATCCAACTCTATAGTTACTAAAATTGAAGGTAATTATAATATTGTTGATAATACACTTAATTTTGTAACAGCACCACAAGGACCAACACCAATTAGTTCCACAACTAATGAACCTGATGATAGAGATTATGTTGGTATAACAACTTTCTCTACTTTCCAAGGTAGAACTTTCTTAAGATCTGGTGGCGAAAATACAAGTTCTAGACCATATAGCACAAATTACGTTTTTGATGATATTTCAACTCAATTCACTGGTATTGGAAAAACATTTACTTTAACCTCAGATAAACAAAATGTAACTGGATTCTCTACTAATAATGCAATTGTTTTAGTTAATGGTATTTTACAAGGGCCAACAGGATCGTTAAGTGTAGAGCAAGATTTTAACTTAAGTGAGGCATCTGGAATAACCACATTGACTTTCACAGGAACTGCTACTTCTTTAGCAACTGATCCAAATAATTCTAATGTTCCAGTTGGTGGTGTGATTGTATCAGTTGGATCAACTGGTGGATTTGGATATCAACCACTAGTGGCTGCAGGAGGAACTGCAGTTGTATCTGTTGCTGGAACTATATCATCCATTTCTATTGGTAATAGTGGATCTGGATATAGAACTGGTATTCAAACAATTGTCAACGTTGGAGTTCAGACTTTTAGTGATGGTGTTCCTGCAATTGAATTTATTGGAACTGCTGCAATTAGTAATGGACATATTGTTAGCATCGCTATTACTAATCCAGGCACTGGATATACATCAACAAATGCACCAGAAGTTGTTATTGATGATCCTTTATCTTACTCCAATATACCTCTTGTTTATGGATCAGACTCTTCAGGAATAGGAACTCAAGCATTTGCAAATATTGTTGTTGGTCAAGGATCAAGTGTAATTGATTTTGAAATAACAAACACTGGTTATGGATACGCAGATGGCCAAGTTTTAACAGTTCCAAAAGCAGGAACAACTGGTATTCCAACAGATCCAACTAAAACATTTGAAGAATTTAGAATAACACTAGAAGAGACAATCGATGATAAATTTGCTGCATGGCACTTTGGACAATTAGATGTTTTAGATAAAATTGATAGTGAATTTGACGGATCTAAGAAAGTATTTACTTTGAAGAAAAACAATTCTCCTATAACAATAAGAGCAAGAGAGGGATCTAATATTGATGTTCAATCAACAATATTAGTGTTTATTAATAATGTTTTACAAGTTCCAGGTGAAGGTTATACTTTAAATAATGGAAGTATACTATCATTCCCATCAGCTCCAAGAGGAAGACAAAGTGATGGATCATATGATGGAGATACTTGTAAGATTCTCTTTTATAAGGGAAGTGGTGATATTGATGTTAAATTTAGAGATATATTGGAAACTGTTAAAAAAGGTGATACCTTAGAAATTCGTGGAGATGCTGATCTCTGTTCAGACTCAATATCTCAAGATAAAAGATTAGTTGAAGAAGTTGTTTCAACTGATATTGTTAACACTAATGTTTACGATGGTGTTGGTATTAATGGAGATCCATTATGTAAGAGAACTGTTACTTGGTGTAAACAAGGAGTTGATAAGATTATTAATGGTCAGATCGTAAGTAAGAGTCGTGAAGAATTAGAACCTTTAATTAATCCAACCACTTTTATTATACAGTCTGTTGGAGTAGGATCTACAGTTGTCTTTACTCAAAGTGTCAAAACATTCTTTGATCCAAATAATGAGGATCAAACAAGTGCTAAAACACAAGAGATTTCAATAGTTTCTCAAGATACCATAACGGGTGCAGCTGCAACGGCAATCGTTTCTGTTGCTGGAACCATAACATCAGTTACAATATCTGATGGTGGTGTTGGATATACAACTGCACCAGAGGTTATAATAGGAACTCCTGTTGGATTAGGAACAACAACAAGGGCAGTGGCAACTGCTTCCTTAACTGGTGATACAGTTTCTTCAATTACAGTTACATCTCCTGGCACTGGATATACAAATACCAATCCACCACAAGTTCTCATCTCTGTTCCATCAGCAATAAAAGAAACAAATAAATCTTCATTGTATGAAGGTGACTTTGGACAGATTGTTGGAATATCCACTACTTCAGTTGGTGTTGCAACCACTGCTGTTGTATTTGATCTCTTTATTCCGACTAATTCATTCTTAAGAGATTCTAATATTGTTGGAACTGCAGTCACAATAAGTGGTATTCAAACTGGATATTACTTTACTGTATCCAATAGTAATATTGGTAATGGATTAACGTCTATATATCAAGATGGGTCTGTTCTAGGAATAGGAACCACATTCGTAGATGGTGTTTATGAAGTTGCTGCTGTGTCTGTGGCAGAAACATCTACACCTGGAATTGCTAACACTTATGTTGCTAGAGTAACAGCAAGTGTTTCTAGTTTTAATTCTTTATCTGGTGTTGGTTCAAGTGAAATATTTGGTGAATTCTCTTGGGGTAGAATAACTTTAGGAGATAGGGCTAGCACAACTGTTAAGTCCTTTAACGCATATACTCAAAACGGATTTACAGGACTTTCAACATCTGCTGTTGTTAGTAGGGTAACTCCATTGAAGTTTAAAGATTATTCTGCATAATAACTTAATAAATAAATAAAAACTCTGTCAAATGGCCGCAATAATAACGGATCAACTTCGTATTCTGAATACTAAAGATTTTGTAGCGAGCGTAGCATCAACTACCAATTCATACTACACTTGGATTGGTTTGCCAAATCCTACTTCTGTTGATTCCAATTGGAATACCACTCCACCTGATCCTAGAGATAGTTTTAATCAAGAAAATGATTATTGGGATACAATGATCGCCTTGAAAAAAATTGACTCAACTGATGTAAAACAGGTTGTGAGTAAAAACACTTGGTCTTCAGGTGTTACTTATGATATGTATAGAAATGACATTAAGGCAGAGAGTCCATCTAAACCATCAAATGCAATAAGTTTGTATGATGCAAACTATTTTGTGATGAATTCTGATTTCAAAGTTTATATTTGTCTTCAGAATGGAACTGATCCTGATAATCCAGAGGGAAAAGCATCATTAGATGAACCAACGTTTACTGATTTAGAACCAAGAGCAGCTGGTAGTAGTGGTGATGGGTATATTTGGAAATACCTCTATACAATTAAACCAGGTGATATTGTAAAATTTGACTCTACCAATTTTATGCCAGTTCCAAAGGACTGGTCAACTAACACTGATGATGCTGCAGTTAGAGATAATGCAGCAACTAGTGGACAACTTAAAATTGTTACTGTTACTAATAGAGGTGTTGGACTAGGAACTGCTAATCAAACTTATACAAAAGTTCCAATTAAAGGAGATGGTGCAGGAGCAGAGGCAACTGTTGTTATTAACAGTAGTTCTAAAGTTGAATCTGTTACTGTTTCAAAAGGTGGATCTGGATATACTTTTGGAACTTTAGATTTAGCTGGTGGTGGAGTTCCAACTGGTAGTACAAGTGCTGCTTTTAATGTTATTATTCCTCCTCAAGGTGGACATGGTGCAGATATTTACAGAGAATTAGGTGCTAAGAGCACATTACTTTACTCTAGAATTGAAAATGATAGTGAAAATCCAGATTTTATAACTGGTAACGAATTTTCAAGAATAGGTGTTGTTCAAAATCCTCAAGCATTTAATTCTAGTGTTAATTTGGAATTAGATAAAGCAAGTGCAGTTTATGCTATAAGACTTACTGGTGCTGGAGCTAGCAATGCTACATTTACTGCAGATGGTTTTATCACTCAAAACATAGGAGTAGGATCTACTGCTGTGGGTAGGGTAATTTCATATGATCAAACAACACAAGTTTTAAAATATTGGCAAGATAGAACCACTGCTGGATTTAACACAAACGGCACTGCTAATACGAGTCCTGAGTATGGATTTGAGTTAAATAGATTTACATCAAACATAAAAACAGGTGGTTCATTTAGTATTGTTGGTGGGTCTGCTACTTTAGCGATTAATACATCATTTACAGGTGTATCAACAGTAATAAATAGTAGGACGTATTACCTTGGACAGTCATTCTTTGCTGGATTGGCTAACCCAGAAGTTAAAAAATATTCTGGAAATATTATTTACGTTGATAATAGACCAGCAATTACTAGGTCTACAAACCAAAAAGAAGATATCAAAGTCATTTTGCAATTCTAAAGAATTATGTCTCAGGAAACCAATCTTAACGTAGCTCCCTACTTTGATGATTTTAATGCAAGTGATGACTATTATAAAGTGTTGTTTAAACCTGCCGTTCCAGTTCAGGCAAGGGAGTTAAATAATTTACAATCTATATTACAATATCAGATTGAAAAATTTGGTCAGCACTTTTTTAGAGAGGGTTCAAAGGTAATTCCTGGTAATACTTCTTACAATGATCAATATCCTGCATTAGAACTTCAACAATCATATCTTGGAGTAGAGTTATCTAATTATATCGGACAGTTAGTTGGAGTAAAAATAACTGGATTAACCTCAGGTGTTACTGCGATAGTAGATAAAGTTTTATTTGCTAAAGATTCTGATAGAGGAAATCCAACTCTTTACATTAATTATTTGCAATCAGATTCAACAAATAATGCATCTGAATTATTTTTTAATGATGAGTTAATATCTGCGGATATTGATATTTTAGCAGCAAATACTGTAATTTCAGCTGGCGAACCTTTTGCCAACACTTTAGTTCAAAATACAACATCTTTAGGATCTGCATTTTCAATTAGAAATGGAGTATATTTTGCAAAGGGTCAATTTTTAGAAGTTCAGGATGAAACTATTTTATTAGATCAATACTCTAACACTCCAAATTATAGAATAGGACTTTTCATTAGTGAGAAAATAATTAATGCAGATATGAATCCTGCGTTAAATGATAATTCAAGTGGTTTTAATAATTTTTCAGCACCTGGTGCAGATAGACTGCAAATAACCACGTCTTTATTTAAAAAACAATTAGATGATTACGATGATGATAATTTTATAGAATTAGCAACAGTAACTGAAGGAAATATTGTAGCCAAAAAAACTGGGTCAGATTATAATATCATAACAGATGAACTAGCAAGAAGAACTTTTGCAGAATCTGGAGATTATTATGTTAAACCCTTTAATGTTTCAGTTAAAGAGTCTTTAGATAACTATCAAGGTAATAATGGTGTTTTTACTCCTGGTCAATTGACACCATCTGGGAACGTTCCCTCTGGTGACATTGGTTTGTATAAATTATCTCCAGGCAGAGCGTTTGTTAAAGGATATGATATTCAACTAAATGGATCTACCTTTTTAGATTTTAATAAACCAAGAACAACAAAAACATTAAAAGATCAAGCGATAGATTATAATACTGGTGCTACATTAAAAATTAATAATACATTTGGAAATCCTCAAATAGGACTTGGTAATACTTATGTTTTAAGTTTGAGAGATTCTAGAGTTGGTTCTGCAGCTACTCTTCCCTCAGGAAAGGAAATTGGATTAGCGAGAGTATATGATTTTGATTTAAATTCTGGATCTTACAATACTAATAATCCTAATATTAATGAATGGGATTTAACATTATTTGATCTTCAAACAGTATCTGAAATAACATTAAATGAATCTATTACTTTATCTGTTCCCACGCATATAAAGGGTAAATTTAGTGGAGCAACTGCTTTCTTGAAATCATCAGTTTCTGCAGGGACTGCTCTAACTGTTTATGAAGTAAATGGAGATTTTATAAAAAATGAAAACTTTATTATTGATGGCGTAGAAAATACTAGAGTTGCAGTAGCAGTTACTAACTTTGGAATATCTGATGTTAGATCTGTTTTTGGTAATGTTAACGGCCCAGATATGAATACTGTTGGTGCTGCACAAACATTTTCTGCTGATATTATTCAAACACCTATAACAAATGTTGGAGTTGCAACTATCACAACTGTTAATGCTGTCGGTGTTAGCACAATTAGAAGTAGTAATCCTAGATTTCCTGGTCAAATAAAAACAGGTAACTTAGTTCAATTTAGTAATATTACCTCTAGTGATCCTGTTTTCGCTTCAGTAACTAGCATAGGATCTAGTCATGTCAATATAACTGGAGTAACAACTGTTACAGGAGTATGTGATGGCAAATTACCCTCATCATTACTTCAAGTTTCTGATCTTACAGTTATAGGATCTGATCTTGAAAAAGCAGATGATCTATCTTTCTTTACAAAATTATCAAAATCTAATATATCTAACGTAGATTTAACCGATGCCTCTTTAGTAATTAAAAAAACTCAAAGTGTTAATATTAACGCTAATCAATTATCAACGGCTGTTGAGACAGGAACTAATGAAACTTTCTTACCTTTCACTCCATCAAGATACTCTTTAATTAGAAGTGATGGAACAACTGAAGTTTTAACTAGTGATAAAGTTCAAATTAATACTGCATCAAACAGATTAGAAATTTTTGGATTAGGTGGTAATGATGATGCAACATTAATAACAACTTTAAAGAAACAAAAACCAAAAGCAAAGGTAAAACTTCAAAATAGAGTTAATACTTTATTGGTTGATAAATCAACAAACTCTGCATCTGGTTTAACAACAACAACTTTAAATGATGGTTTAACTTTTGGTAATTTTCCTTTTGGAACTAGAGTCCAAGATGAGCAAATTTCTTTAAATGTTCCTGATGTTTTTACAGTTTATAAAATTTATGAATCAACAAATACATCAGATCCTTCTGCTCCAACCTTAGTATTAAGATCATTAACTGGTGTTACAGGTAAAACATCTGATTTAGTAATAGGTGAAAAAATAAAAGGTAAAACAACTCAAGCATGTGCAGTTTTAGCAGAAAATGTAACTGATTTTAAAATATCTTTCATCGATGAGAATCAAATTAATTTCAAAGAGGGTGAAACTGTAGTATTTGAAGAATCCAATATTGAAGCCGTTATTGTGACTATCGACACTCCTAGTATTGATATTACATCATCTTTTAAATATGAAAATGGACAAAAAGAGGATTCTTATAATCATTCATCAATTGTTAGAGAACCAAAAACTAACGCACCAACCAAAAAGTTAAAAATATATTTTGCTAATGGAACTTATCAATCAACAGATGATGGTGACATAACAACTGTTGATTCTTATTCAAATTTCAATTACACAACAGAAATATCAACAGTCAACAATATCAGAAATACTGATATTCTTGATATAAGACCAAGAGTTTCAGAATATGTTGTATCAGTTGATACTAGATCCCCTCTAGAATTTTTTGGCAGAACATTTAATGCATCAGGTAATTCTGCTGCTAATATTTTAGCATCTGATGAAACTATTTTAACAGATTTTTCTTACTATCTTGGTAGAATTGATACTATCTACTTAACAAAAAATGGAACTCTTCAAGTTAAATTTGGAGAACCATCAGATAGACCTGAAGAACCAATTACTGTTGATGATGCTTTAAAAGTTGCGACTGCATTTTTACCACCATACGTTTATGATACTTCAAATATCTCTTTAGATCTTTTGGAATATAAGAGATATAGAATGCAAGATATTAGAGGACTGGAAAATAGAATTAAATCTTTAGAATATTACACCACACTCTCTTTACTAGAATTAAACACATCTAGTTTGTTTTTACCAGATTCATCAGGTATAAACAGATTTAAATCTGGATTTTTTGTTGATAATTTTACATCTTTCTTATCTCAATCCAATTTAACCTCATATAAGAATAGTATTGATATTTTATTCAATGAATTAAGACCAAAACATTATACTACCTCTGTTGATTTACAACTAGGTCCAGTTGAAAATATTACTGCGGGACGAGATTTAAATTTTGCAATACCACAAGGATCTAATATCAAAAAAACTGGTGATATTATTACATTAAATTACGATGAAGTTGAATTTTTAAAACAACCAAATGCTACAAGAACAGAAAGTGTAACTCCCTTTATATTAAGTTTTTGGCAAGGTAATATTGATTTAACTCCTGCATCCGATGGTTGGGTTGATATTGAAAGACTTGAGGCTAATGTTATAAATGTTGAAGGCAATTTCAATCAACAAGTTCAAGATTTAGCAGATCAATTTGGAGTTGATCCACAAGATGGTTTTGGATCTATTTTATGGAATTCTTGGGAAACTTTTTGGAGTGGAGAAACTAGAAATGATACAAGGTGGGATATTTTATCTAGTAACACAACTGAAAGTGGAAACTTTAGAACAGAACAAGGAGTAAGAGAATTAGTAACAACGACAGTTGAAGATAGACGAGAGAGAAGAACTGGAACTCGAGCTGTGGTTACGGAACAATTTGATATGACCTCTCAAGGGGATCGTCTTATCAGTAGGGATCTTGTATCATTTGTAAGATCTAGAAATGTTCAATTTGTTGGTAATAGAGTTAAACCATCCACTAGGTTATATGCTTTCTTAGATGGTATTGATGTTACTAGATATTGTATTCCAAAATTGATTGAAATATCAATGGTTTCTGGAACTTTCCAAGTTGGAGAAAGGGTGACTGGAACAACTAGACCGTTAGGAATTTTACCAATAAGTAATGATGATGCTAATCCATCAATAAGATTTAGAGTTGCTCAATCAAATCATTTAGAAGGTCCATATAATAGTGCAACTAAAACATATGGTCAAAGTCCATATGTTTCTGAGGTTGTTCCTGCGTCTTACTCTTCTACATCAACAACTATAAACGTAGATACTTTCTCCCTTGCTAATCAACCAGAAGGAACATATTTTGGATGGATTGAGAAGGATATGATATTAACGGGTGAGACTAGTGGTGCTTTAGCAGTTATATCTGAAGTTAGATTAGTTTCTGATATTAGTTCCAACATACTTGGAAGTTTGTTTATCCCCAATCCAAATATATCAAATTTCCCTAAATTTGAAACTGGTGATAAAGTATTTACATTAACAAATAGCATTAATAATGATCAAAATGATGCAACAACGGTAGCGACCAAAGATTACTCTGCAGTTGGTATTTTAGAAACAATTCAAGAAGATATAGTTTCTGTTAGAAATGCCCAGATAGCTTTACAAGAAGTATCTGAAGAGAGAAGAGTTCAAGGAGCAATTGTAGGATCAGTCACTGGAGAAGCTCAAACATTCTCCAGAACATGGAGATTTAGAGATCCATTGTCTCAATCATTCCAAGTTGAAGAAACAACTGGTGTGTTCGTAACAAGTTGTGATGTTTTCTTTGCAACGAAGGATGATAATGATCTTCCTGTTACTATGCAGATAAGAACAATGCAGGGTGGAGTTCCTACAAGAAAAGTTCTTCCTTTCTCTGAGGTTAGTTTATCACCATCTGAAGTAAATGTTTCTAATGACTCATCATTATCAACAACATTTACGTTTAAATCTCCAATATATTTGGAAGGTACTATAGAGTATGCGATAGTTCTTTTATCAGATTCTACAAAATACGGTGCTTACATTTCTAGAGTTGGAGAGGTTGATCTTCAAACTCAATCATTTGTATCAAATCAACCTTATCTTGGATCATTATTTAAATCTCAAAATGGATCAACTTGGGAACCAAGTCAATGGGAAGATTTAAAATTTACTTTATATAGAGCTGATTTTATTACTCAAGGAAATTTTGAGTTATATAATCCAGAGTTATCTCAAGGTAATCATCAAATTGCAAAATTATTACCTGATCCAATAAATGTAACCTCTAGAAAAATTAAGGTTGGAATTGGATCAACTTTACAAGATACTGATTTAGCCTTTGGAAATACAGTTTTACAACATGGTAGTAATGCCACTGGTATATATGTTGCTAATGCTGGAATTGCAACAGGAACTTTAAATATTATCAATGCTGGTATTGGGTTTACTCCATCAGCTGGTGGAGTTACATTCCCAGAAGTTCCTCTAATTAATATCACCTCTGCTGGTAATAATGCAACTGCTGATATTACAATTCAAAATGGAGTGGCTGTTGGTGCTACAATCGTAACTGGTGGATCTGGATATGTTCCAGGTGATGTTTTAGGAATAGGAACAATTGGTCTTAATAATTTAGGATTAAATGCTAGATTATCATTAGTTTCAATCGCAAATACCAATCAATTAATTATTGATAATGTACAAGGTGATTTTGTAACTGGTGCTGGTAACACCGTTAAATTTATTAATAGTTCAGGTTTAACCACAGATTTAAATAGTTCTGTTGGTGGAAATGTAACCATCTCTGATATAGAAATTAATACTAATGGTTTAGAATTAATCGTGAATCATAAAAATCATGGAATGTATTTTGAAGATAATATGGTAACTCTATCTCATGTTAAAACTGATATTATTCCTACAAAACTTTCTAATGATTTAGATGTTTCTACAACTGGAAATATAACAGTTGATAGTGCAACTAACTTTGACAAATTTGAAAATGTGGGAGTGGGAACCACAAATCATGGATTCTTATTAATTGGTGATGAAATTATTTCTTATGAAAGTGCGGATGGAACAACTATTGGCATAACCACTAGATCTATAGATTCTACAGTTGCTAAAAATTACTTGGCAGGAACTCCAGTTACAAAATATGAATTTAGTGGTATTTCTTTAAGAAGGATCAATAAGACTCATAATTTAGCAGGAATAACTTCCAATCCAATTACTTTTGATTCTTATAATATCAAATTAGATATGGGTGCTAATGGTATAGGTAGATCAACTGGTGAGAGTTTCCCAATTTTGTATGCAGGGGAAACTAAGTCAGCTGGTGGTAATAATGCATTAGCAACTCAAAATATTCCTTTTGAGATAATTAAACCAACAATTCAAAATACCACAGTTCCTGGTACAAATATCATAACTGAGGTAAATACTGTTAGCGGAGTAAGTTTGGATGGAAATGAAATTCCATATATTCAACAAGGATTTGAACCTGTTACCATCAATCAAAATAATTATCTAAGCACACCACGTATTGTTGCATCTAAAGTTAATGAAGATAATAAATTAAGTGCTTTACCTGGAAATAAATCATTAAATATGAAGGTAAATCTTCAAACAGTTAATTCTAGAATTTCTCCAGTTATTGACACTCAAAGAATGAGTGCAGTTTTAATATCAAATAGAGTTGATAGTCCTGTAGGAGTTGGTAGTTTTGCCTCTGATAACAGAGTTAAAAGTGCTTTTGATGATCCAAATGCCTTCCAATATCTTTCTAAAGAATTCCAATTAGAAAATTCTGCAACATCTATAAAAATTATAGCGGATGTTTATCTATCTCCAGATGCAAATATTAGAGCATTCTATTCAATTAGTAACTCTACTTTAAGTGATCCTATATTTGTTCCTTTTCCAGGCTTTGATAATATTAACGAAAGAGGAGAGGTTATTGATCCAGCAAATAATGATGGAAAATCTGATGTTTCTATTACAAAAGAAACAAATCAAGAGGTAGTATCTACGAACTTAAACTTCAAAGAATATACCTTCACAATAGATAATTTACCATCATTTAAATTCTATAGAATTAAATTAATTGGAACATCAACAAATCAAGTTTATGTTCCAAGAGTTAAAAATCTAAGAGTTCTTGCACTCGCTTAACATGACATATTTAAAAGTTGAAAATCATAGTGGTTTGTATAGGGACACCAATACAAATTCTATAGTTAATAAAGATAAAACTCAATATCATGAGTATATGTCAGGAAAAGATAAGAGAATGAAAGAAAGCGAAAAGGTAAATACCATTGAGGATGATTTATCCAGAATGAAAAATGAAATTCAAGAAATTAAATCTTTACTCAAGGAGTTAGTAAATGGCTAATCAAAATATAACATTTGACCTAGAATCAGGAACTCCTTTTGAATCTAATATTGCCATTAATGGTGGAGCAAATTTTAGTAATACATTCACAGTAAAAAATCCAA